GAATTAGGTGTAGTATTTTTATATGTCTATTTAGATGAAAAAGAAAGATGTGAACTAATATTATGAATTATCAACGACTAAAAGATAGTGTTATCAAGCACGAAGGAAAAAGAAATATTTGTTACCGGGATCATCTAGGTCACCTCACTCTGGGTTATGGTCACCTTGTAAAAGACGATGATGATATCGATCCTACTGTAGAGTATAGTGATGACTTCATTATGAAGTTATTAGAGAAGGATTTAGATATTGCGATCAATGATGCTAACTCGATTATCGATGAAGCAGATATCCCGGAAGAAGCATTTGAAATTTTAGTAGAAATGTGTTTTCAATTAGGAAAACCTCGTGTTCTTAAATTTAAAAAATTTTTATATCACTTAAACAAGTGTGAATTTGTGGAAAGTTCTGAGGAAATGATTGATAGTTTGTGGTTTAAACAGACCCCCAACCGGGTCTCCGCATTAGCAGAAAGAATGAAAAATGTTTAACATGTTAATTGGACCTATTGCTAATATGGTAGGAGATGCAGTTAAAGGTTTTGTTGAAACAAAGAAAGCTAAATCAGAATTAAAATTAACTGAGATTAAAGCTGCTACAAAATTAAAAGAAGATCAGATTGCTGGAAAAATTCAATGGGAGCAAAGTGCAGTCGATCAAATGAAGGGGAGTTGGAAAGACGAATTTGTTTTACTAGCTTTAATGATACCAGCAATTTGTGCCTTCTTACCTTTTATGCAACCTCATATAGAAAGAGGGTTTCAAATTTTGGAGTCACTCCCTGAGTATTACACTCATTTATTATATCTCGCTTGTTCAGTTTCTCTAGGTGTGAGAGCAGCACCAGGTATCAAAGGACTTATCAAAAAGAAAGGATAGAGTATGGGAAAGCAATGGAATAGAGTTTTAGAAAGACTCGATAACCTCAGAGGAAAGTGGAACAATCTTAACTCTAAAGGTAAGTTTGTTGTGATGGTCGTAGGGATTATTACAATAAGTATTATTTATAATTTATTTAATTAATCATGGTTGCGAAAAAGTATCAGAACCCTAAAGGTGGATTGAACCGAGCTGGAAGAAAAAAGTTTGGTGTTAAAGCACCTGTGAAGTCTGGTACTAATCCTCGTAGAGTTTCTTTTGCTGCACGATTTGGAGGAATGGCAGGACCTTTAAAGGATAAAAAAGGTAGACCTACAAGACTCAAGTTGGCATTGAAAGCATGGGGATTTGGAAGTAAAGAGAGTGCAAGGAAATTCGCTCAAAGACATAAAAAGAAGTAGACAAGAAGAAGCCTACTTCGAACTCTTCCCGGAAAAGAAAGTTCACTGTACCGGGAGAATATTTACACAACAGAAAGAAGCATTGAGAAAGTGCTCTGATTGTAGTAAAGATTTATGTATAGGAGATGGTACATCTTGGATGTGTTTCGATTGTCACCATCATGATTACAACAAAGGAGTAAAACATGTACGGAAAAAAGAAATCAATGAAAATGAAGAAACAAGCAGCAACAGCCATGGCTATGAAAAAAGCTGGGAAAAAACCCAAAAAGAAAAAGTAGTTTGGATATGATAAATAAAAAAAAATCTGATCTTAATAGAGATGGTAAATTATCTTCTTACGAAAAGAGAAGAGGTAAGGCTATTGCTAAATCTATGAGTCAAAGCTATGGCAAAAAAACAAAGAAAAAAGTCAAGCGTAAATAAGGCTGGTAACTACACCAAGCCTACGATGCGTAAGAAATTATTTGAAAGTATCAAAGCGTCAAATGTGCAAGGAACGCCAGCGGGTAAATGGTCTGCTCGAAAAGCTCAACTCCTCGCTAAACGATATAAAGCTAAAGGTGGAGGATACAGGTAGTGGCTCTTCGAAAACCTCAAAGAAGTCTCAAAAGGTGGGGAAAGCAAAAGTGGAGAACCAAGTCTGGGAAACCCTCTTCCAAGACCGGAGAAAGATATCTTCCCAGCAGCGTCATCAAGAGTCTATCCCCATCCGAATACTCAGCAGAGACCAGAAAGAAAAGAAAAGTGGGAATGGGTCGTAAAGCAAAATACTCAAAAAAGGTTGCTAGACTCGTCAGATCAGCCTAAAAAAACCCGTTTTAAGAGCCTCTGGGTAGGTCTTTAATATGTATCCAGTATGATTGCATACCCTGTAAATTAAAGCATCGAATACATCTAAACTCCAATCCAGCATTTTGAGTAATATCGAGCATCATCGCTCTTGTAAATTTCCTTCGACACATACCACAGGTCTCTAGCTTCTTTTGGCTAGGAGCTATCAACCCATGGTCGTGTTTTTCTAAATAGTATTGTTGTCTCTTCTTAAAGTAAGACATTAAAGAGTGGTGAGCTCTTTCTCTAAGGTGTTAGCGTGATCGACTCCATTGGGATCTTGATAAGTGATATAAGTATCCTGAGTCTGTTCCACCTTATGACCTAATCGAAGTTGTACTTCTTTCGCAGTCACACCAAACTTGTAAGATTGAGTTGCGAAGTATCTACGAAAATCTCTAAAGGTTAATCGTTTGATCCTCATCACATCACAACATCTTTCCATCCAATGTTTCATTCCACGAAGAGTAACAGAAAATATTCTTTCCTCTGGTTGGAACTCATTACGTTCAATGTACTCCTGGATCATTTGTGTGAGCATCAAAGACATAGGCACAACTCGATGACCTTGACCATCTTTTCGTAAACCTGCTGACTTCGTTAAGTTGATGTTACCATACTTATCGATGGATCTACGAATAAGGAATTGACCATTCTCAAAATCACAAGGTCTTGCAGCTAGTGCTTCCCCGGCACGACAACCAGTGATTGCCATGAGATAAAAGAATAACACTCTTTGTTTCTTACGAAGATCATTGATGTTAATCATGCGAAGATTGTAAGAAATAAATTTTTTCATTTCTTCTTCACTAGGTGCAGCTTGACCCACATAAATAACTTTAGGTGCTTTGATTGCTTTAGCTGGGTTCGATAGAATTAATTCTTCTTCGACTGCCATATCCATAATGCGAGTGAATTGCTGATAAGATTTAGCAGCCTTACGATCAGAATATTCTTCTAACTTTTGTTTGAGTTCCCGGCATCGTGCAACATTAATAAGTTGAATGTCAGTATCTTCTCCCACTAACTTATTGATAAAGATAATATGATTATAATATTCTTCATAAGTGGCTGCACGAATACCCTTCATGGGTTTTTCTTTATTGATGCGAACTTCGTTACGAAGAAACTCTACATACTTGTGAGACATCTCACCAAAGAATACTCTTCGATCTTCAGGTTTTTTTTCTAAAAGCCTAAACTTTAAAATATATTCCTGGACCTCTTGCTTCGTATCACGAAAGACTGCTTGATACTTTGGTCGACCATTAGAATATCTTTTTCCAGTTGGTAATTGTGTCATCCACATCTTCTTACCATTCTTTGTTACTTGTCTAATGTTCATTTGAAACACTCCCTAATACATGTGCTAAAAATTCTGCTCTCATACATTTCTCAAAATATTTAAGATCGATTTCCGCAGCTTCTTGTGTAAAATAATAACCAGATGCTCTATCGTATGGAATATTCGAATAGACCTCTCCTTCACTATATTCTTCTTCACATGACCTCCCAATGTAATAACCAGCATTGGAATGCATGACTTTAAAATCAGATACAGATTTTATTTTACTTTCCATTATTGACCCTCCTTTAGGTTTTGAAAGATGTGACTAATCACATCGACTGTCCATCCATTACCCAACATCTTGTATCGTTGAGTATTAGAAACTCCATCTGTGTAGTTATCAGGCACAGTTTGTAATCTCTCACATTCAATAGGAGTGAGATATCTCCATTTCTTTTCTTGATTAATTATTCTTTTAATGTCTCCACCCACCTTCAAACAATTAGACTTACGATTAATATCCATGGGTTTACGATCACGATAGTTAGACTTCATCACGCCTGCGATTTGTCTTTCGTTCATAAAGTATTTATCTTCCACGATCACATTATCTTTTTGAACAGTGCTAAGTGTATTAGTCTTTTCATCGTTGCGTATTTCTAATCGTTGAGTTGTTAAACCAGCAACACTTTGTTTATGATCCACTCGTTTACCATCCACTAAGTAACGACCAATTACTCTTCCACATTTTTCGTCTTTGTAATCTTCAAGAATATGTTTTAATAAAATACCTTTGTCTTCCGGGGTCGTAACATTAGGGATGTTAGTCCAATATAATCGTTGACGATTTTGTGCTGACACTAAAGAACTATTAATCAGAATAGGTTCAACACCTAAATATTCTGTGATGACATTCTGATATTCTTTTTTCATTCTTACATTTTCAAGTAAGAAATATTTTGGTTTGCATTCTTTTAATAATCTTACGAACTCAAAAAATAATGCACTTCTTGGATCATCAAAGTTTAATTGCTTACCAGCAAAACTAAAACCCTGACAAGGTGAACCACCAATTAATAAATCGATGGTTGGTAAATTTTCAGCTTTGACTTGAGTAACATCTCCTAATTGAATAGTGTTAGGAAAATTCTTTTGTGCAATTTGAATTGCATACTTATCAATCTCAGCTGCATAATATTGATCGACCTTGATCCCTGTTTTTTGTAGAGCAAGTTGACCACAACTCATTCCATCAAATAAAGATAAAACATTCATCTATCGAATATCTCCTTAATAAAATATAAAACGAAACCAATCATAGCGATGTGTACGATTGTAGTGATTGCGATATTGAACATTATTTTATCTCCTTTACTAATTCTTCTTCACGAACATTTCTTACACAAATACCTAGTTCTTTTACATCTGCTAATTTTACTTTGTATGCACCTGCAAGTGCTTTATAAAGTCTATTTTTGTGATCTTTATGAACATGTCTTTTAGTAATGTTTGGAAAATCTATTATTAAAATTCCATACACTTCCATCAATCTACGATCATAATTTTGTGCAAGAATGTATCCACCATCACCATTTGCTTGATATTCAATTAATGTTTCTAAATTGTTAGTCATTTGTAGTCCTCCTATTTGTTTATAGTATGTATATGTAATGTTTAACATATGTTCATTATTTATATAGGAATACAGACCAAAATGTCAATACCCTATTTTTTTTTACATTCGTGAGATTGTTGGAGGGATCGTAAATAAGATACTAAAACAGGGGGTTCTATCTTGACAATAGCGCCACTCCAGGGGTGGACTCTTTTCACCCGGAAAGAGACGATTTGATCGTTTTCTACTTTGTAAAAAACTAAAAGAGAAGGCACATCACATTTCTTTGAAATTTTCTTTATAAATGTTGTTGCCTTATATGCTTGACCTTTGTCGTAAGCTAACTCCATAAAACATAGAGGTTCGTAACACTCAGGACAGACCTCCACGAAGTCCACATCAATTCCAGCGAGACCATCAAACTGACGATGCCACTCGGAAAAGTGTGAACCTCGTTCAAAGTAAGTCCATCTAGCCATGTAAGATTTCTATGGACCTATTCTTTCCATCGATGTGAATAATTTTATTTCTTTCTTTAAGCTGCTTCACAATCTTATGAACACTTGCTTTTGATTTCATTGACGTTGCATCCGCAAGTTCTTGATAGGTTGGACTAAATCCATTTTTACTTTGGAAATCTTTAATGGCATCATAAATTATTTTCTGTTTGGGTGTCATATAAGTTTCCTTGTTCTTTCTTTCGCAATACACCTGACATGGCAATGTAAGCAACTGCATCTACATAACTATCAAACTTATAAATATTCTCTTCTTTGACTCTAGCAATCTTCATCAATGCCATCATCATACATGCAGTTGATGGTGTTACATCTTGATTAAGAGTCATCCATTGTTGAGAAATATTTTTAAAGTTTGTTTCAAAATCTCCATAGTCATGTTGACGAGATCCTGTCACCAAGCGTTTTGCTTCATCTAATATTTTGGTAACTTCTTCTAAGTTATCCATTGAGACCTAAGACCCTCATATCGAGATATGCTTTTCCAGATCCACTTTCTTTTTTGTAAACAATAAAGTTATAGGTTTGACCATCGATGTTGACACTTCCAAAGTAATCCCAGTCCATAGGTTTCCCTGTCGTCTTACTTGGCATTCCTTGTCTTTGATTAACATGAATAGTTCCTTGACCATTCTTTAACTCATATGAACTTTGTTCCATTGCTTAACTCCTTTTCTTTTTTTGTTAATAGTTCATCTAACTCTTGGTAGAGTTTTTGATTGGTGCTTTTCAGCATATTGATAAAACCTTCATGGGGAGCTAATGCTTTACGGAATTGACCCATATGATTAGCTTTGGATACAGCTTGTAGTATCTTTTGTTTTTCTTCTTCCCATTGAAGATCATCAATCTTTTCTGATGATTGGAGAGACTCCACTTTCTTTTCATCAATAATCTTTTCATTGTCTTGTGCATTTTCCATTTCATTAGAAGATGCGAACTCACCCCCATGAAGAGAAAGTTTTGCTAGAGCTCTTCCCACAGATGCGGTCTCTGCCATCTCCACAGCTGCCGCTTTGAGAATAGGATTAGCACCCCGGACTTTCTGAGATATTCCATTAGCGACCACAATTTCATCAAAGATAATCTTTGTTTCTGCGGTAATGGTATTTTCTTTTTCTTCTATCGTAGTAATAATACTAGGAGAAACTCCAAAGGCTCTTCGAAATATTTCAACCCGGTCTTTAACTTGTGTATAATCTTTACCCTTAAAATTAATACCTTTGGTATCATTAAGTTCATCGATTGCTTTGTTTAACACATTGATGTGTTGGTTATCGTTCATAATAAACCCCATTTCTTTTTTAAATCGTTCATGATGTCATCTGGAAAACCAGTGTATTTGAAGTAAGAAAAGTCAGGTGCAACAAACTTAAACATGTCATCTATTGTTTCTGATTTTTCTACTATCGTTTGTCTTGCAAGAGCAGCAGCTTTGAATTGTTGAATACAATACTCCAAATGATCTCTCTTCAGTAAGGAGGAATTATCTTGAGTGAAGATATGATAATCCTTCGCAGTAACGTAGACAATCTTAGGGTCAATACCAGTTGCTTTATAGTAAGTGGCTATTTGTTTGACATGACCCATGTTTGGTTCTTTAGGTGGGTTGGGTTTTGACCAGGACTGTGATGTAGTACCATCCTTCAAAACTCGACTGCTCTTTGATCCCCACATTGTCTTCCACTCATCAACGTCTTTCTCCGAAGTTTGAACATCGGTCCTTCCAATGATGGGTAAGACAATTCCTGGTATTTCTATCGAGACGTAAGACTCTGACTCTAATTCTTTTTTGTCATATCCTAAATCTTGACCTGCTTTAATTCCATTAATGATGGTATCAGGTAACATCTCTAAAACTTTTTCTCTTTCAAATGCAAATTCATCCATGCCTAAACATTCTTTGTTGTATTCAGTGATGGCAGCTTCAGTCACATCTTGTTTATCTTTTTTATCTTTAAAGAAACTTTCCACTGCATTTTGAACTACAACCCCAGCAACCATTCGAGGTTTTGCTTTCTTACGTCTTCGTTGTTCTTGATTGAGATAACAGTATGCCGCTACCCAATAGTCAATCGTGCTATTGAGTTGCTCTGGTGAGAAATGATCTAAGTTGATCTTTTTAAAATAATCAGGAATAAATTGAACCATAAGTAGAACATAATGAATACATTGGTATGATCTATTAAAAAGTTGCGTACCAGCTTTAAATACTAAAAGTTGTACTTTTGTTTGTTTTGAAAATGAGTAAGTTTAAATACAATCTTGCTCATGATTACATTACCACAACCCAATATCTATAAACCTATTGAGGTCTATTGGCAGGATATTAAAGGGGATACCGGGGAATGGTTAGAGCGAAGAGACTTTAATCTTGAACGACCCGCTATCATCAAATCTCTCGGTTACTTAGAGGATAAGGATGAGGAGCGTATCTTGATGTCAGCTTGTATTAGTTTTGAGATTGAGGATGGCAAGATTAAATTAGATGGAGGATATGGTAGAACGCTGCGTATCCCCATTGGATGTATCATTGGTTATTCTATTTTTGTTTTGGATCTCCAGGTCTTAAAACCTGAGTACAATGATTACATGCCAACCATGATTAACTCTAAGGTATCGAATGAGACAAAAGTTCTGGATTAAGTGGGATTTACTCGAAAGAGTAATGAGAGATAAGACTATTACCAATGCTGAGAAGATGGTGATGTTTGAACTCATTAATTGTTACAATCTAAAAACAGGAAAGTGTTACCCCTCGGTATCTTACTTAGAGAAGAACACCCACTTGAACCGGAGGACTATTAGAAGGAGTATTCAACAGTTGAACAAGAAGAACATTGTAAAGACAGAGATTAGACATGGTAAGCAGCATCATGGTATAGATTTCGATTGGATGGGGACAGAGAAGTCCACGGGGGAGGGTCTACAGACCCCCCCAGGGGGGGTGCACAGACCCCCTCCATCTAAAACAAGTAATAAACAAGTAATAGAAACAAGTAAGGAAGATACAGATCCAAAGGTAGTAAATATTCTTTCAGCTTTTAAGAAGAACACAAACTTAGCCTATCGATCTGTAGTTGATGGTCAGAAGAGACGGAAGGGTCAAGATAGAAGTTATCTCATGAAGGAGATGAGAGCTAATTCCAGAGATCATCAGTATGAGGTCTGGGAGAGGTTGTTGTTGTATGGTGATGCTGTCGAGCAGCAACAAGCCATGGAGTTCGCTAGAAAACATCTAGGAATTAAATGGTAGTCTGATATGGTTGGTAGACCATTAAAGAAAGTTATTTGTGGTGCACGAAGGAAGTATGATGGTAATCCATGTCAAGCCAAAGCTAGAAAGAATGGAAGATGCTACCTACATGGAGGTATGTCGACAGGTGCATTAACGATTGAAGGTCGTATTAATGCTTTAATGGGATTAAAACAGTTTAAAGGATGGAGTAGAGAAGATGTTATCCGAAGAGCAAAAGAAAAAAATTATTACAGAATTAATGATGGGGAAGACGTTGACATCGATTTGCAGAGGGAAAAACATGCCATCGCTTACCACCGTCTACCATGGCACGAGAGAAGACGAAGATTTCAAGAAAGACTTGAAAGAAGCAAGGATGCACGGAGCATTGACAAGACTAGACGAGAGTCAGGATCAGATTGAAGAGTATCAGAGAAGGAAGGATCTAACCCATGTGGAGGTTACCTTGTTGAGAGATATCCTTCATAACAATCGTTGGTATGCTAGTAAGTTGATACCAGCATTTAATGATAAGGTGGTCAATGAACACAAAGGTGAGATCAATCATGTGGTGGTGAAGTGGAAGGATGATAGCAATTTAAAGGAGGTCCAGTCGAGCCACGCATATGCGATAAGTGGTACGAATGCTGGAGATACAGACCACCATCCAGACCAGAGTTTAAAAACTATTGATAGTTCTACAGAAAGTACCAGCTTAGATGGCTGAAACCTTATGGCTGCCACGCAAAAACGCTATATTTCTTAGGGGGGTATCGTTTTTCAGGCAACACCCCCCCCACCCCCCGGAAAACTGGTGGCGGTTTGTAGCGTATATATACACCCGAATTACAACCCTAGCCTTACACAATGATTGACCCAGAAATCAAAGTTAAACTCATCATCGATGAAGAAACCAAAAGAGTCGTATTAGTTTTTGAAGACTTTGATAACATTCAACAGAGTAGAGACTTCTGTACATTTCTAGCTGATTATCTCAATATAACGATCATAGATGAGAATATTAAAACCACGAGGACCTTACATTGACTACTAAAGAAATAACGATTGATTACACCCCTCGACCTTTTCAACGAGAAATACATCAATTAATGAGCCAACATCGTTTTGGTCTCTGTGTTATTCATCGAAGAGCCGGGAAAACCCACGCTGCGGTGATGGAAATGATTAAACATTGTTTTACCAACCCCCTAAAGAATGTTCGAGTTGCGATGATTGCACCTCAATTTGCGATGGTAAAAAGAATAGCTTGGGATATTGCAAAGGATTATTCTCGACCTATCCCAGGAGTAAAGTTCAATGAAACAGAACTTCGTATTGATTATCCTAATGGAGCTCGAATGGTTCTATTAGGAGCAGAACAAGCAGATAATTTGAGAGGTCAATACTTTGATATGGTGACTTTTGATGAGACGCAGCTTATCCATGAGAATGTATTTCCAGAAGTAATTTTACCTGCTATTTCGGATCGTGCTGGGAAATTTCTTTGTTTAGGTACACCTTTAGGAACAAGGAACTATTTGTACAATCTCTATAAGAAAGCACAAGTTGATCCAGCTTGGTTTGTTCGAATTTACAAAGTGACGGATACGAACTTGATTGGGAAGACAGAATTGAAACAAGCTCAAGACAACATGACTCCTGAACAATATGCTCAAGAATTTTTATGTGATTGGTCAGCGAATATCTCTGGTGCGATTTATGGTAAGGTAATGGATAAGATGGACTCTCAGGGAAGACTCACGAGTGTTCCCTATGATCCAGGATATTTAGTTTATACTGCTTGGGATCTAGGAATAGCGGATGCAACAAGTATTGTATTCTTTCAAAAAGTAGGTAAAAGTATACATATAATTGATTACCTGGAGAAAACAGGAGAAGGGTTACCTTGGTTTATAAAAAAATTAAAAGAGTATCCTTACAATTATGGAAAGCATTATGCACCGCATGATATTGAACAAAGAGATTTTAGTAATGGAATATCGAGAAGGGAGACTGCATATCAATTAGGATTAACATTTAAGGTAGCTCCTAAGTTAGCTGTCGAAGATGGTATCCATGCAGTATCAATGATGTTAGAAAAAACTTGGATTGATAATCAACGATGTGAGCATTTGATTGATGCATTACGCAGCTATCATCGTAAGTATATTGATAAACAAAAAATTTTTAGTAAACCAGTCCACGACTGGAGCTCTCACCCTTGTGATGCCACAAGAACAATGGCTCTTTGTTTGAATGATAATATGGATAATGTCACTCCGCCACAACAGATGGCACAAAACCAATATAACATATGGGAGAACTAACATGGGATTTTTAAGACCTAAATCACCTCCACCTCCTCCTCCAATACCGGAAGCTCCAGAGCCACTACCTCCAGAGCCAACTCCTCCGACTGAGCCAGATATGACTCCTAGTCAGGATATTGGAGCAGAAGACGCAGAGACAACCTTAAAGAAAAAAGGAAGACGTTCTACAATCTTAACTTCTTCTTTAGGTTTAACTGAACCTGCAACGGTGAGAAAAAGAACTTTATTAGGATAGGATATGGGAGCAGACACAGCAGGTAAACCATCAGGCGGTGGAGCAAGAAAAACTCCAAGACAAACGTATGAGCAGTTTAAAACTCCTGAAGGGAGAGAAGCAGCTTTACAACGTCAAAAGAAGATTAAAGAAAGTACCACAACAAAGACAGGTGCATTCGCTAATCAAGAAGCAGAATTAACAAAAGCTGGATTTAAATTAAGTGAAGATAAAAGTTCTGTTTTAACGAAAGATGGTAAAACTGTAGCCGGGGTAACAGATAGTGGTCAATTATTTTCTGGTAGTAAGAAAGTAACAGATATTATTCAAGCATCTCAACCTACTAGAGTAGATCAAACTAAATCAATGAGTAAGGATGATCGACAATCAATGAGAGAAGAAACCACAAAACAAGTATTACAAGATTTATCTACTAGTACAGGTGGGGAAGTTTCTAAGTTAAGAGAAGCTGAATTACAAAAATCTTTAAATTATGGAAGAGGAATACAATATTCACCAACAGTCTTAGATCCCACAAGAACAGTAGCTAGTACCCCTACTTTATCAGAAGTGGGTGGGGATATGATGAGAGCAGTATTTGGAGGACAAGCAAAACAAACAATACCCGGATTAAGTGTAGCGTATCAACCTATGAAAACAGAAGGAATTGTTCCTGCTATGATTAAAAAAGGAGTAACTCCTGGGATGGTTTTTATTAAAGCATTATCAGAAGCGATGTCACCTAAAAAGAAAACAGTTGAGACGAAGATTGGTAGTTCTTTATTAGGGGGAGAAACAACAGGGTCGACAGACTCTATTTTAGGGAATAGTGTAATTAAATAATGGATACAAAATTTTTAATAGACTCCTATCAACAGTTAAAGTCATTACGACAGAACTGGGAGAACCACTGGCAAGAGTGTGCGGATTACACCTTACCGAGAAGAGCAGACGTAACCAAAAGAAGATCAAGAGGAGATAAAAGATTTGAATTAGTTTTTGACTCGACTGCTATTCACGCAGCAGAACTCTTAGCTTCTTCTCTTCATGGGATGTTAACGAATGCTGCATCTCCATGGTTTCATTTACGATTTAAAGATGAAGAGATTAATGACAATGATGAAGCGAAGGAATGGTTAGAGTCTAGTAGTCAAGCAATGTATCAAGCATTTGCTCGATCTAATTTTCAACAAGAAGTTCATGAATTATATTTGGACCTAGTGGTCTTTGGTACTGGTTCAATGTTAATTGAAGAAGATGATACAGAAACAATTAAATTTTCAACAAGACATATTTCTGAAATTTATATTCAAGAAAATACCAAAGGAAGAGTCGATACTGTTTATCGATATTTTAAAATACCAGCAAGATTAGTAGTGCAACAATTTGGAGATGCGTCTCCAAGAATTGCAAAGATTGCAGAAAAGAATCCTTATGATGAAGTGGATATCTTACATGTGGTCTTACCAAGAGAAGATAGAAATGTCACCAAGTTAGATAAACTTAATAAACCTTATGGTTCATATTATGTTGAACCTCAAGATGGAACTTTATTAAGTGAAGGTGGCTATGACGAGTTTCCATACATTGTTCCAAGATTTACGAAGTCCTCCACGGAGCAATATGGAAGATCACCCGCAATGGTGGCTCTAGCTGATACGAAGATGCTAAACAAGATGAGTGAAACGATCATCAAAGCAGCACAAAAATCTATAGACCCTCCGCTTTTAGTTCCAGACGATGGGTTCATTTTACCCGTTAAAACCGTTCCAGGTGGTCTGAACTTTTATAGATCAGGATCTCGTGATCGGATAGAGCCACTACAAATAGGAGCAAATATTCCTTTAGGGTTGAACTATGAAGAGCAACGAAGAGATGCAATTAGAAAAGCATTTTATGTAGATCAATTATTATTGGCTCAGAATATTCAGATGACCGCAACTGAAGTATTACAGCGAAATGAAGAAAAGATGAGAATGTTATCTCCAGTCCTAGGTAGATTACAGTCGGAAATGTTGCAGCCATTGATCGATAGAGTTTTTAATTTATTACTAAGAAAAAAGCAAATGCCACTAGCACCAGAGATACTTCAAGGTCAAGACATTGAAATTGAGTATGTCTCCCCATTAGCAAGAGCACAAAGAACCGGGGATGTACAAAGTGCTGTGAGAGCATTAGAGATTTTAGCTCCACTTAATCAGATAGCACCTGTATTAGATTATTTAGATACAGATGGTTTTGTGAAGCATGTTTCTCAGGTGTTAGGAGTACCTGCAAAAATTTTACGCTCTAATGAGGAAGTAGCCGAAATTAGAAACCAACGAGCACAAGCTGAAGCACAAGCTGCACAATTAGCACAAGCACAACAAGAAGCGAATATCGCTCAAGCAGCAGCTCCCATGGTTAAAGCGATTAATACTAAATGATCCCTAAAGAACTCAAAGCTCTCATCGAGAGTTACCAACAAGTCTTCAATACCAAAGATGGAAAGAAAGTCTTAGAAGATTTGGAAAAAAGATTTTTCATGAATAGTAGTACCTTCTCTGTAGATCCCTACGAGACTGCTTATCGTGAAGGATGCCGGTCAGTTATGTTGACCATACATAAATTAATACAAGGAGTAAAAGATGACAGAAGAGAACCAGGTAGCGAATGAGCAACCCATAACTCAATCGTCTGGTGACACTGTTCAAGAACAACCCAAAGTGGTTGATTGGAGAGAAAGTCTACCAGAAGATTTACGAAGCGATCCTTCCCTTAAAGATTATGTGGATGTCGCTGGATTAGCTAAATCTCATGTGCATTTAAATAAAATGGTGGGAATGGATAAAATCCCAGTACCAACCAAACATGCAACAGATGAAGATTGGCAAGTCGTTTATGATCGATTAGGAAGACCCAAGAGTGCTGCTGATTATTCAGTAGAAGGGATTGAAGGGATTGATGAAAATTATCTCAATAGTTTTAAAGAACAAGCACACAAGTTAGGTTTATTACCTCAACAAGTGCAAGGTGTTTTAAAATACTATACTGATCTCGCACAACAAAGTCAGGAAACATCTGTACAAGATTTAGAAATGTACAAGCAACAAGCTCAAGATGAACTACGCAAAGAGTTTGGAAAAGCCTATGATGATAAAATTCAAAAGGCATCTAATATTGCGATGGACCTATTAGGAGCAGAAACTCTTAATGAAGTTCGTTTAGCAGATGGTCGAGCTTTAGGAGATCATCCTGACTTAATTAGAGCATTTGCTAAAATAGCTGACATGATTGGAGAAGACAAAGCGATTGGTCAACCAAGACAAATGAGTCTTACCCCGGATGATGCCAAGAAGAGAATTAGAGATTTAACTGCTGATGGTTCTCCTTATTGGAATAAAGGTCATGTCAATCATGGTGAAGCAGTAAAGGAAGTACAGGATTTGTATGAATACGCCTACCCGCAAGAAGCCAACTAAAGTTGTTGAAAAAAATTCAAATATAGACAATATTAGTGACAGGGAAATTAAATTAGAGTGCCTTCGACTTGTAGTCGAGGGTGGCTCACAAGTAGAGCGTAATAACCCTATTCCTCTAGCTAATCAGTATTATGATTGGGTAGTAGGTAACAAGGTAGCCAAGTAAGGTCTTGTTGACGTTGTGAAAGAACAAAGGTGACTAACCGTAAATAGAGGAAGGTCCACATTCGTGGGTAGCCAACTGATAGTAATATAAACAAAAACAACAAAGGAGAATGACAAATGTCAAGTCAAATAACTACAGCATTTGTACAACAGTATTCTCAAAACGTACAATTACTATCACAACAGAAGGGTTCTCTTCTTCGTGACAAAGTTGACGTAGAGTCTATCGTTGGAAAGAATGCATTCTTCGATCAAGTTGGTGTAGCAACTGCTGTTAAGAGAACATCAAGACACGCAGATACTCCACAGATGGATACTCCTCATGCGAGAAGACGTTGTTCATTAGTGGATTACGAATATGCTGATTTAATCGATGAGCAAGACAAAGTAAGAATGTTGATTGATCCAACATCTTCATACGCTCAAGCTGCTGCTTTTGCAATGGGTAGAGCAATGGATGATGAGATCATTTCAGCTGCAACTGGAACTGCTTTCACAGGAGAGACAGGTTCAACTTCAACTACATTACCAGCAGGTCAGCAAATCACTGAAGCTGGTACAGATGGTTTAACTATTGCTAAGCTAAGAGAAGCAAAGAAAATCTTAGACTTAAATAGTGTTGATCCTTCTATTCCACGATACATCATCGTATCTCCAAAACAGATTGATGATTTATTAGGAACTACATCTGTGACAAGTTCAGACTTCAACACAGTAAAAGCGTTAGTACAAGGTGAAGTAAACGCATTCATGGGTTTCAACTTCATCGTATCTAACAGACTATCAATCGCTTCTTCTAAGAGAAAATGTATTGCTTACGCAATGGATGGTATCAAGTTGGCATTAGGTAAAGACGTAATGTCAAGAATTGAAGAGAGAGCAGACAAAGGTTATGCAACTCAGGTTTACTATTGCATGAGCATTGGTGCGACTCGTATGGAAGAAGAAAAAGTTGTTTCTATTGAAGCACACGAAGCGTAAGGAGTATAAGATATGGCAAGTGTAAAAGGTGCAAACATCACTAACATGGATGCTACTCCTGTAGTGAATGTCGACTCAGAGAACGCTGGTGGTAAGATCAGAGTATTTCACGATACTTATGAAGCATCATCACTAGCATCTGGATCTGATATCACAATCGCTAGAATCCCTGCTAACGCAACTATCCATGATGTTGTCCTTAAATGTGATGCATTAGGATCAGGTGTTACTTTAAAAGTAGGTGACTCAGGTGATGATGATAGATACATTACTGTTGTTGGTACATGGAACGTAGCGGGTCAATCCCAGTCTATGTTAGCCGGTTCTTCAACTGGTGCTCCAGTTCCTGCAGTAACAGGTCTAGGTTATAGAACAACAGCTCAAACAGACGTATTGATTACTACTGGCGGTGCTGCCGCTACTGGTACAATCTATGCTTGGGTTATGTATTCTGTAGAATAAAATAAAAACAGGAGAGGGAGCTTTGTCTCCCTCTTCACAAAGGAAAACATTATGGCATCAGTAGTAGATATTTGTAATTCAGCACTCAACCAACTAGGAGCAAGTGTAATTTTATCTTTAACAGAAAATAGTAAGAATGCTCGTTTATGTAACCAGCGTTATGAACCTATTAGAGATTCTGTTTTCCGATCTCACCCATGGAATTGTCTAATGAAAAGAGTCGAGTTAGCTCAAGACTCTACTACCCCAGCATTTGAATATTCATATCAATATACATTACCCACTGATTGTTTGCGGGTAATGAGAACAGAAAAATCTAATATTAGTAATGGAGAGGAGTATCGCATTGAAGGAAGAAAATTATTAACAAATGAGTCTGCTATTAAATTATTATATTTAGCAAAAATTACTGATCCTAACGAATACGACACTTTATTAATCGAAACTCTATCTGCGGCTCTCGCTTCTGATTTAGCGTATGCTGTTACTGCTTCCACATCTTTAGCAGCTAATATGTATCAACTTTTTCAAAATAAATTACGAGAAGCACGATTTGCTGATGCTACAGAAAACTCTGTAGACTTCACCGATGCTATTCAAGCAGATGACTTTCTTAACTCAAGGTTATAATGCCAAGAACAACATTTGCATTCAGTTCCTTTACAGCCGGGGAGCTCTCCCCTCGACTTGATGGTCGTGCTGATTTAGATAAATATTATAAAGGTTGTAAGACCTTAGAAAATTTTTTAATCCATCCTCATGGGGGTGCAAAGAGAAGACCAGGTACTTCTTTTATTCATGAAGTCAAAGATAGTTCTAAATTTACGAGACTCATTCCTTTTGAATTTTCAACCATCCAAACTTATATGTTGGAGTTTGGAGATCAATATATCCGTTTTTATAAAGATGAAGGAATCATTGTTGAAGGAGATGTGTCAATATCGGGGATCACCCAAGCTAATCCAGCAGTAGTTACTGCAACAGCACATGGTTATAGTAATGGAGATCATGTCATTATTAGTTCAGTTACAGGAATGGTGGAAGTTAATGGAAAGACTTTTAAAGTCGCTAACACAACCACCAATACATTTGAGTTACAGGATGTTGATGGGAACAATGTCGACTCTACTGGTTTTACTGCCTACTCTTCTGGTGGTGTTGTTAATCGCATTTATGAAATCAGTTCCCCTTATTTAGAAGCAGACTTACCTAATATCAAATTTGCACAATCTGCGGATGTGATGTACATCTGTCATCCTGATTATCAAGTTAGAAAATTATCAAGAACCGGTCATACGAATTGGACCTTATCTTCAGTCACATTTAATGTTCCTCCTTTTCAAGCACATAATGCTACAAGTACAACATTAACTTCTTCTCATACTGCAGCTGGTTCATCTGCTACAATTACCGCTTCTGCAACAACAGGAATTAATAATGGAGATGGATTTAAATCAACAGATGTAGGAAGAGCTATACATTTCAATGATGGTCATTTAACAATTACTGGATTTACAAGTACAACAGAGGTTACCGCCACAGTCGTTGTTGCTTTAGGTTCTGGTGCAGCAAACACCGACTGGGCTCTAGGTTCATTTTCTGATACGACAGGTCATCCTTCTGTGGTGACATTTTTCGAACAACGATTAGTTTTTGCAGGTACTACAGAAGAACCTCAAACTTTATATTTCTCTGTCTCAGGTGATTATGAAAATTTTGATGATGCATATCATACGTCTGTAGATGCCACTTCTTCTATGCAATATACGATTGCTTCGAACCAAGTGAATGCGATTAAATTTTTAACTGCAACAAGAACTTTAATTGTAGGAACAACCGGAGGTGAATTTTCTGTTTCTGGTGGTGGTACAGATGTGGCTATTACTCCTACAAATATTTTGATTAAAAAACAATCGAACCATGGATCAGCAGATGTGAGTCCATTATCAGTAGGAAACGTCACTTTATTCCTGCAACGAGCTAAAAGAAAAATTAGAGAACTTGCTTATAACTTTGATGTGGATGGTTATTTAGCACCAGACCTTACAATCTTAGCAGAACATGTGACTGAAGGTGGANNAAATGGCATATCAACAAGAACCCGACAGTATTGCCTGGGGAGTTCGTGCTGATGGTCAACTCGTAGGATTAACATATCAACGAGCAGAAGAAGTTGTAGGATGGCATCGACATAAATTAGGAGGTTCGTTTGGAACAGATAGTTTTGGTCATGTCGAAAGTGTAGCATCCATCCCCGGAACACTTAATGAAGATACATTGTATGTCATTGCAAAAAGAAACATCAATGGCAATACAAGAAGATATGTAGAATATTTTACACAATATGAAATTGATAATGTGACTGACTCTTGGTTTGTCGATAGTGGATTACAATATAGTGGATCAGCCACTACAAGTATCTCTGGTCTCGATCACTTAGAAGGAGAGACAGTAACCATCTTAGCAGATGGAGCAACTCACCCTGATAAGACAGTATCCAATGGTGCGATTACTTTGGACCGATCTTCAACAAAAGTAACTGTGGGATTAGGATATACTTCCTTATTACAAACAATGAGATTAGAAGCAGGATCTGCGGAAGGGGTGGCACAAGGTAAATTAAAAAGAATCCATGATATTACTATTCGATTATATGAGTCAGTAGGAATTGAAGTAGGTTCTTCTCTTACAGAGATGGATCGTATTCCTTTTAGAGATAGTTCGATGGCAATGGATGCAGCTATTCCTTTTTACACCGGGGATGTGAAGACAGAATTTCGAGGTGGTTTTGAATTAGATGGTTTTATTTTTGTAAGACAAACCCAACCATTACCTTTAACAGTAGTGGCTATCTACCCAGAACTAACCACTAATGATGGATGATTAGAGAATATAGAAAAGAAGATGCACAATTTTATATGGATGTTGGTTTCAACTTTAGTATGTTGGAAGTCAAAGAAGAACATCGAGGATTATTTGATGATTTGTTATCTCCTACTCATGCTTTCACTTGTGTTGTTAATGGTGTTCCGATTGGATCAGGTGGTGTTGTACCATTATGGGAAAATGTCTATGAAGGATGGGTTATAGGTAGTAAGTTGATAAACAAACATAAAGTATATTTTGCGAAGAGTGTCAAAAAAGGATTAGAAGACTTAATAGAAAAATTAGATATAATTCGATTACAAACAGCCATTAAAGAAAACTTTCCTACAGGTTTTCGTTTTGCTGAATGGTTAGGGATGGAAAATGAAGGATTAATGAAAAAGTATGACATCTATGGTAATAATTGTTATAGGTATGCTAGGGTAAAATAATGGGTCAATTAGCTATTCCAATCGCTATCGCTTCTGCTGCCACAGCTGCAGTTGTTTCTTATCAAGGATATCAACAAGCTGCATCTCAGGCAAAAGCTGCAGGAGATTACAATAAACGAGTATATGAATATCGTGCCAAAGTTTCTGAGCAAGATATTGAGATTATTGGTAGAAAGAACGAACAAGATAAATATTACTTTGACCGGGATTTTAAAAAGTATCAAGGTCAAACAGTCGTTGCCTATTTAAAGAACGGTGTCTCGATTGAAGGTGGAACACCTTACGCTCAACTCAAACAAAATTATGATGATGCACAATATCAAAAAGATATTATGGATTATAATGCATCGATTGGTCAAAAGAATGCAGAAGACAATGCTTTGTTTGAAAGAATGACAGGATCAATTAGTCAAATGAATGCTTACGCTCAAGCACAATCATATCAATATCAAGCCTACTCGTCTCTTCTTACAGGAGTTCAAAAAGTAGGATATTATGGGAGTCTTGCATAATGGCTAGAATACCAGATAACCCTAATCTCTTTCGACAATCGATTACGACAGTAAGTGCAACGAAACCCGGAATGCAGGTATCTCCTCAAGCTATGTCTGCACCTGCTGCTACTTTTGCTAGTAATGTCGCTAAAGTATCTGACAATGCTGAAAAATTTTTATTAGTCAAAGCAGAAGAAATTCGTAAAAGAAAATTAAATGAAGCAACTTTTGCGATTACAAGTGATTTAAATTCTTTAAGCCAAGATTTACAAGCGATGAGAACAAATGATGAAGTGTCTCAAAGTTTGTTTGGTAAATATTATAAAGATTTAAATGATGATGAATTAGAAGCCATGGAAGGTGCAATGGAGTCTTATGAACCAGAGAATTGGGTTGTTTCAATCGAAGGTAAAAAACAAGAGTTAATTCAAAATTATTTTGTTAATAACAATATTAAAAACAAAAGTTTACAATCTAGTATTATTGCATCTGTCAATGCAGATTTCTTTAAAATTAAAAACTCTTTAGAGAAAGAAGCTAATAATCGTATTGAAAAATTACATACGATTTCCGAAATAAAAAATTTAGATTTTTTAAAAGATAAAATGGCTAATGCAAGTAGTATTGCAGAAATTAGTATTATTGAAGAACAAGCCAAATCTTCTTTAAATTTTTTACAATTAAAATTAGGTTCTCAAGAATATTATAATATTGAAAGAGATTTCTTCGTTGAGTCTGCAACGAACTCTTTAATCAATTTTGCAGAAACACAAGAACTAACTGAATTTGCTGCAACACCAGTAGGAGAATATGGAGATGATATTACGAATGAATTATTTAATAAATTAACAGAAGAAGAAGCCAACGATATTCATAATAAAGTAACAGATAGGTTATTAGAACGATTTAATATTATTGATAAAGTAAGAACAAGAGAAGAAAAAGAATTAGAAAGAAAAGAGAAAGATTTAGTATCTCAAATTATGAACTCTTCCGATGTTGATTTTATTAATAAAAAATTAGAAGAATATAAAACATTACCTGACTATGCGAGAGATTATAAAACATTAGAGGTATTAGAAAACTATGCTAATAATCCAGATGCTTTTTTCCGATCCGAAAGTATTCCTAGTGTTTATCAAAAATTAAAAATTGGTATTGAGAAAAATATTATTGATTTTGAAGATATTCAAGAAGTCGCTAGTAGTTTAAGTCAAGAACATTTTAGAGAATTAGTTAATGAGGTTACTTCTAAAACAGATAAAAATGTTTCTCTGGTTAAAACAAATTTACAAAAAATGTATGGTGTTCAAATTGAATTAATCGATGAGGATAGTGTTATTGAACCTGTTATTGTTGCAGAGTCTTTAAAAGCTGAGTCAGAAATGAATGAATTTTTATTTGATAATCCAGATGCAAAACAATCTGAAATCAGACTTAAAAAACAAGAAATTATGAATGCTTCAAAAAATAGAATTAATGAATTAATTTTTGGAGAAATGATTACTTCTATAGATAGAGTAATAACAGACAATCCACAATTTGGAGGTTATTTTGTTAAAGCAAAAACAGCTAATGATATTTTTACTATATTATCAGAATTGTCTAAAAGTGAAAAACTAGAAGATAAAAATGCTTTTATTGCTTTTAGTCGTGTATTAAAAGATTACGCATCTTTTAGGGGTGTTGATTAATAATGAGAAATTTAAAATTTAGTAAGTACCCAGATATTCATGCGATGAAAAAAGATGTTGATGAATACATCAACAATAATGAATTAGGTATTATGTCTACGATGCCTGATGATTATTTTGATAATATTGAGTTTAGAACAGAAGGAACAAATAAATTAAAGTATGGATACAAGAATGGATTTCCTTATTACATTAGTTCCGAGACAGATATTGAAGCAATGCAAAAAGCAAAGCTCGAAGGTCGTTATCAATCTATGTATCCAGAAACAGGAGCTACGATTGGTGATGTCGTTACTGCAACTCCAGAAGTTATTGGTGCTATTCCTTATGGTGCAGCACAAGGTATCGATAATGCTTTTAAATTAATTGATAGTATTACAGGGGGTGCAGTTACAGAGATTGATAATTTTTTTGTAGAAAATTTTCCTAACACTCTAGGTAAGAAAGTAGAAATGGAAACCCCTGAGGGTATTGCGGGAACAACAGGAACAATTATTGGTCAATATGTTATACCAGGTGCTGGTGTTTACAAAATGGCAAGAGGTGCTCTCCTCTTAGCAGAACCTCTAACAGTAGGATTGTTCTCTTCTAAAGATGAAGGAAACCTAGCTAATGTGATCGAGGATATGTTCCCAGATTTTACAAAGAGTAGTGAGTTATCAAAAACTTTAATTGAAGGATTATCTGTTGATGCAGATGATACTGAGATCATGGCAAGAGCCAAGAACATTGTGGCAGATGCTATACCTTTTGTGGCAGTAGAAAAATTCTATAAGATCCTTAAAGGATTGAAACAAAACCCCAAAGCACTTGAAGAATTAAAATCCGTAGGAGCTGCTGCGTCTCCTACTACAAAACCTAGTGAACCTGTGATTATGCAAGGTGATACTAATTTAGTTAAAACAAATATCCCTAAAGAAGATTTTGCAAAAAGTGATTTTGATAGAATAGAATATATAGAAGGAGAAGATAGACCATTTAGGGTTTATAATAAAAACTCAGATAGTTATATCAGTTTCAAAACCCAAGAAATGGCTGAAGAAAATATTAATGCAAACATTAAAGGAAAAAAAAGAATTGAAGAAGAAAATGCTCGTATTCGTTCAACATCACCATTTTATTCTAATGTAGAAAAAGCAATATCGAATATGACTATGAAATCTGGTCGAGGAGATCAAATACTTGCGACTATTCAAAATACATCAGGTGTTAAACAATCTGAGATTGAAGATTTAGGATTAGATCAATTCTTAGCTGGAAAAGAAAAAGTAACTATAGAAGAGTTAAATGATTTCATCGCAGATAAATCTTTAACGACAAGAGTCAAGGATACAATATTAAGTGGTTCTGAAAAAACAAAACAAATTGATTTTTATCTTTCAGAAGATGCACCAGAAATTTTAAAAAAAGCTAATAGTAAAGAAGAAGCATATGAAATCTTTATGAACGATTTAGATGATCCAAAACTTTTAAATGAATTTGAACAATTTAAAAAACAAGAACAAAATTCAGGAAATATTCAAACTAACATAACTCATTTTGATGATTTTATGGGAAAAAAATTTAATATGATGGATGTTAAAGAAACTGGTAAGAGCACTAAATTTGGAGATGATTCACTTATCACAAGAGGTGGGGAAAATTATAAAGAAATGCTAATTACAGTTCCTGGTACTCCACAAGTATTTACAGATCATCACTATAGAGGTGATGTTCCTAAAGGTGAGAATTTAATAGCACATACAAGATTTAACGATAGAGTTATTGATGGAAAAAAAACTTTATTCGTAGAAGAAATACAGTCTGACTTACATCAAGCTGGTAAAAAACAAGGATATAAAAAAGAAATTACAGAAGAACAAAGACAAGAATTTTTAAATGAATCAGATAAGATAGTAGAACAAATTAGAAAAATTCAAGATAAATTATTTGTCGTAAAAGACGAACCTATGTATGGCACTTCTTATGTTGTAGATAGCGATGGTAAACTAGTTAAAACATTTAGTAACAAAGATACAAACAAATATTCTGATGTTAGATCGGAAGCCGCTATTTATGCTGATAAATTAAATGAAGAACGAGGTTATACAAAACAACTTAATGAACTTAGTAATAAAAGATTTGAATTAAGAAATCAATTATCTCCTATTTTAGGAATCCCAGATGCTCCATTTAAAAATAACTGGTATGATCTAACCATAAAAAGATTAATTAAATATGCTATTGATAATGGATATGACGCAATAGCATTTACATCAGGTGATATGCAAAAAGCAAGATATCCCGGAATGCCAAACCCAGAAGGATTAAAAGGTTTTTACGATAAAACTATAACAAAAACCACAGATAAATTTGCTAAAAAATATGGTGTTAGTTTACAAAAAACAAATTTAGATGATGCTGATCCTTTGAGATATTCAGATGAAGATGTAAAGCAAATAAATAAAAATTATGACGCAATAGGAAAAAATGGAGAGATTTTTGCATCTTATAAAATTGTCGAAAATTTTGATAATCCTCCAAATAAAAGACTTGAACTAATACAAATAAAAGATGGAAAAGAAACTGTTATCTCTAGTGATTTTGATCCATTTAGTTTAAAAAAAGAAATGGCTGAAGAATTGGATGGATTTAGAGTTCCACAAATATTAGAAAATAGAAAAGGCAATCAAATTCCTATATTGATCTTTACACCAGAGATGAAAAAAGAAATACTCCAAGAAGGTGTACCCATCGCACAACTAGAAGATAGAGAACAGGAGCAACAAACCGCAGTTGTTTAAAACATGGCTATTATAGAAGAAGATATTATCGATCAAACTCAATCCACAGTAGAAGACGTAAGAGCAACTACAACACTTGGACCTACTGAAATGGCTACAGGTCCAGAGCCTAGACCTATGTACATGGCTAATCTTCTTAAATTAATTAATATCCCTAAAAAGAAAAAAGTCGTAACAGATGCAATAGAGCCAACTTTAACAAAAGATGTCGAAGAAAAAATATTTAAACCAGGAGAAACAGTTGAAGATATTCAACCAGAAGAATTAATTGAAACTCCCGCAGTTGGAGATCCCGGATTTAATTTTAATTATATTAATAACATCGATGATGTTGCTGATGTGATTAGCACCACAAGTTCTAAAATAGAACAACCTACTTCTCTTTCTTTTGCTGAAACAGAAAACCTTGCAAAAGACTTAGATATGAACCCAGAGATTTTACAATCTACTTTCCAAAAAGGTGTGTTGTTTAAAGAGGGTGTTCCTCTTGCAGCACAAATGAAAGCGGTGAGAGATACTTTAGTAACAAGTGCAGAAAAGTTAAATACGATGTCTAAACAAATTGTAGAAAATAAAACACAAGGTATTACAGATGCACAACTTTTAATTGATTTTAAAAAACAAATGACTCTTCATGCTGCTATTCAAAGTTATGCTAAAGGTGCTCAATTTGAAATTGCACAAGCCTTGAACTCTTTCAAGATCCCAGCGGATGCTTCTGTCGATAAGGGAACATTACTCAATAATATTGTTTCTGATATGGGAGGTTCAAAAAATACAGAAGAACTAGCAGAAAAATATTTAAAAACTTTTGAAGAAAAAGGTATGGGTGGGGTTAATAAATTTGTAGCTAAAAGTTGGGGAGCTAGAACAAAAGAAGCCTTAGAAGAAGCCTATATCGCAGGATTACTTTTTAACCCAAGAACACAATTAAGAAACATCTTAGGTTCAACCCTATATGTCGCTACTTCGATACCTAGAGATATTATTGCTGGAGCTGTAGGATATGCTCAACGATCAGGAACAAATATTAAAAATTATTTATTTAAAGGTAAGGGTGAATATTACGCATCAAGCGATGGTGTTTTTATGGGAGAAGCAATCGCAAGAGCACAAGGATATATTACTTCTTTGTCAGATGCTTGGACTATGGCATCAAAGTCTTTCAAAGACTCTGCACCTAGTGATGCATCTCTTCGAGTAGAAACTTATAAACAACCTAAGATATCTGCAGAAGCATTTGGATTAAATGGAACATCAGGAAAGTTTGTTGATTATTTAGGTAAGGTAACTCGTTTCTCTTTTGATGCGATGTTATTTGGTGATGAGTTTATTAAAGAAGTAGCAAGGTCTGGAGAACAATATGCACAAGCGTATCGTGCTATGAAGAAAGCAGAAATCGAAGGAAAGTCCGCAGAAGAAATTATGCAAATAGCAACTGATATTATTAATGACCGAACTCTTGTTCAAATGGAAGTCGATCAAGTTGCTAAACATTTTACCTTACAAGATGAATTAGGAGCAACAGGAAAAAAAATTCAAGCCATTCAAACAGTTCCGGGAATGCGATATATTTTACCCTTCGTTAAAACTCCTACGAACATTATGAAAATCATTTATCGTGCATCAGGGATGGGTTTGATTGATCCTGCTATTTATAAAGATCCAGTGAAATTTCAACAAACTGCAGCTCAAGTAGGACTTTCTTATGCTTTTGGTGGTTATATGTTATCACTAGCACAACAAGGAAAGATTACAGGAAAAGCTCCTGTTAATAAAAAAGATCGAGATGCTCTCTATGCTTTAGGATGGAAACCTTATAGTTTTGTTTTTGCTGATCCAGAATTACCAGAAGGATCACCTTTATTTGACGAGAATGGCATCCCAACAGGAAATCATACTTATGTTACTTACTCTGGTTATGAGCCTGTGGGAGCAATCGTAGGTATTGCCGCTAATACTTTTGAACTCATGAGTCGTAGTCGAGACCCAGAGATTAATGAAAATGTAGTTCAAGCCTTTGCTTTATCTACTTTTGATTATTTTAAACAATTACCTGTATTGCAAGGAGTCGCATCGATTAGTGATATTGTAGGTAGTGCTTATAATCAAGAAGAAGCGATTAATGCAGATAAAGCATTTTCGATTGTAAGTAATGCTTTTTTACCTTTTAGCTCTGGTGTTCGAACTATTGAAAGTCTAGTTGATCCAGAGTTACGAGAAACAGATCCAGAATTTAATATTGATATGAGAGAGTTAGTTCCTAATGAACAAGGAGTATTAGTACCTAATCCTTTATTTGGTGCACCTAAAGAGTCTGGATTATTATTATCTTTAATTAAAACAAGAAATGAATTTTTAGATAAACTACCTGGTAGTGAAAATTTCTTTGATCTTCCTCCTAAAATAGATATTTTTGGTGAGGATATTGTCGTTAATGAGAACATTAATACTTGGGGTAATATGTTCAATATGGTTTCTCCTAGTACCTTTGCTAAAGGAAAAAATATAGGACCTGAAGCCTATGAAATATTACGATTAGGTAATCCTATTCAAAACCCCGGTAGAAAAAAAGGAGGTATTAAACTAACTCCTTCTCAATATTATTATTGGGTAAAGGTTGCAAAATCTGGAACAACAAATAAAAATGGTGTTGTTGAACAAGTTAGAATAAAAGGTATGAATTTTATGGAATATATTAATTATATGATGTATTCTCCCCAATATATTAGAGCTAACGAGAACAAACAGTATGATTTACTAAGAGGTGTTCAAAACGATTTTCTCACTAAAGCATGGGAAGATCACTTTCAATATGAATATCCTGACGTTTATGCTGCTGTGGATATTAAAAAAACTATGATAGAAGAAGGTGAGATTAAGAAAGCCGGAAGATGACAATATCAACAACCACTATTAAGAATAGTTACTCAGGTAATGGGTCAACTACTACTTTCAACTATACTTTTAAGATCACTGACCAAGATGACTTAGAAGTCATTATTAGAGCATCCACTGGTACTGAGACAGTTAAAACGATTACAACTCACTACACTGTAACAGGAGTAGGAAATGCCGGGGGTGGAACAGTTGTCTTTACTGCTGGAAATATCCCTGTTACCGGGGAAACCATTGTTATTCGAAGAGCGACACCTCAGACTCAAGCAACTGATTATTTAGCTAATGACCCCTTCCCTGCGGAAAGTCATGAAGATGCGTTAGATAAATTAACTTCTATCTCTCAAGAATTACAAGAAGAAGTAGATCGTTCTATTAAACTATCAAGAACGAATACAATGACATCGACAGAATTTACTGTAGGTGCATCAGATCGTGCTAATAAAATCTTAGCATTTGATGGATCTGGTGAAATTCAAGTTACTCAAGAATTAGGAACATATCAGGGAGATTGGTCCGCATCGACTACTTACTATGTGAGAGATTTAGTTAAAGATACTTCTACAAACAATATCTTTATTTGTAATACTCAACATACTTCTTCCGGGTCACAACCTTTAACAACCAATA